AGACATTGTCCATATTTTCCTGCTCACAAAAAAGGAAATACAACTATATTTATTAACAATGGCTAATGGTACAACATATGGTTTAAATTTTCCTTTTAGAGATTCTTTCAGGGGGGATTATTTACAATTAACAGAAACACAAGCTCAAGAAATTAAAGCGGACCTTATACATTTGTTACTTACAAGAAAGGGTTCAAGATATTTTTTACCTCAATTCGGTACAAGGTTGTATGAATTTCTTTTTGAACCTTTTGATGGATTAACATTCAACGCCATTGAATCTGATATTAGGGATGCAATTCAAAACTTTATGCCAAATCTTTTGGTGAATAGTTTGACAATTGAACCAGCTGACCCACAACAAGAAGTTGATATTGCAACAGGTCAAAACCTTGTTGGTACAAGTGAATCGTCAATATATAGATTCCCCGGTAAAGGAACTTCAGAATATACTGCAAAAATAAGAATAGATTATTCAACAAACGGTTCTACGTTTGAAGGAAGTGATTTTGTAATTATCAATATTTAATATAGATGGCAAATAATAGGATACCATATACTACCAGAGATTATCAGGCAATTAGAACTGAACTCTTAAATTATGTAAAAACTTACTATCCTGAGTTAATTCAGGATTTTAATGACGCGTCAGTATTTTCGGTGTTCATCGATTTAAATGCTGCTGTTGCAGATAACTTGAACTATAACATTGATAGAAGTGTTCAAGAAACCGTATTACAATACGCACAACAAAGGTCATCAATATATAACATTGCCAGAACTTATGGTTTGAAATTACCGGGTCAAAGACCATCAGTTGCTTTGGTTGATTTTTCAATTACAGTTCCTGCCTTTGGTGATAAAGAAGATGAAAGATATCTTGGAATATTGTCAAGAGGTTCACAAGTTGTTGGTGCGGGAGTTGTTTTTGAGAATGTATATGATATTGATTTCTCATCTCCATATAACTCACAGGGTTTCCCTAATAGATTAAAAATTCCAAATTTTAATGCCAACGGTATTTTATTAAATTACACCATAACTAAAAGAGAAGTTGTTGTTAATGGTATTACAAAAGTTTTCAAAAGAGTTATTAACTCAAACGATGTAAGACCATTCTTTGAATTGTTCCTACCTGAAAAAAATGTATTGGGTATTACAAGTGTTTTATTAAAGAGCGGAACAGAATATACCAACACTCCAACAACCGCCGAGTTTTTGGGTTTAGAGAATAGATGGTATGAGGTAGATGCGTTAGCGGAAGACAGAGTATTCATTGAAGACCCTACAAAAGTTTCAGACCAACCTGGTATTAAAGTAGGTCAATACATTCAAACACAAAATAGATTTATTACAGAATATACTCCTGAAGGATTTAAGAAAATGACATTTGGTGGAGGTACAAATACCGCTCAAGACCAATTGAATCAATTTACTACTTTAGGTACAACATTAGAACTTCAAAAGTATTCTAATAACTTTTCATTAGGTTCTACACTTACACCAAATTCAACATTGTTTATTCAATATAGAGTTGGGGGTGGTTTGGCAACTAACTTAGGTACCAATGTTATTAATCAATTAGGTACTGTATCTTTCTTTGTTAATGGTCCTTCTGAGACAACTAACTCTGCAGTGGTTAATTCATTACGATGTGTTAACGTAACAGCGGCTGTTGGTGGTGCGGGAATTCCATCTTTGGAAGAAATTAGAAACTATGTATCGTTTAACTTTGCGGCACAAAAAAGAGCGGTTACTGTTCAAGACTATGAATCGATAATCAGAAATATGCCGGCAGAGTTTGGAGCACCTGCAAAAGTTTCAATCACTGAGAATGATAATAAAATCTTAATTCAAATATTATCTTACGATACTTCAGGTAAATTAACCAACATTGTTTCGAATACACTCAGACAAAATATTGCAAATTATTTATCAAACTATAGAATGATGAATGATTACATTTCAATATTCAGTGCTGAGGTGATTGACTTAAGTGTTGATATTGCCATTGTTCTTGATTCTGCACAGAACTCAGGACAAGTTATTTCAAGTGTTGTTGATAAAATCTCAACATATTTCAATCCTCAAATAAGACAACTTGGACAAAACGTATACTTGTCAGAAATCAGAAGTATTGTTCAAAATACAAATGGTGTTCTTACTGTTGCAAGTTTAGATATCTACAATCAGGTTGGTGGACAATATTCTTCAGCGGAAACTTCCATGGAATATTCAAACCCTGAAACAAAATTGATTGGACCTGTTGACGACACAATCTTTGCTCAACCATCTCAAGTTTATCAAATTAGATATCCAAATAAAGACATTCGAGTTTCGGTGAAAAATTTCCAATCTATTACTTTCACATAACAAGTTTATTTATTTCTACTTTAGTTTATTATTAAATGGTGTGGATAATTTTTAAAAATACCGCATAAACTATTTATTTAATAAAGAAAATTGATGGGTCAATCGTATAGAATAAGGACTGAAGTAGGTATTGATAAAGCAATCGATGTTCTATTGGAACAAGATTTCGAATTTTTAGAGATATTATCTTTGAAGATTCAACAAGAAGATATCTATAACAGAAACTGTGCAGACTATGGTGTTGTTGTTGGTAGGGTGACAGCAAACAATGGTTTTGGATTACCAAACGCTAGGGTTTCCATTTTTATTCCTATTAGTGATATTGACCAATCTAATCCAATCATTTCAAGTATCTACCCTTACAAATCACCATCAGATAAAAACAGTGATGGTTATAGATACAACTTACTTCCATATGAGGCGTCTTATTCAGGACATTCGGCAACGGGAACATTACCAACAAGATTAGATGTTTTAACAGGAACAACCGCGGTTGAAATCTATGACAAGTATTACAAATTTACATGTAAGACAAATGAGAGTGGTGACTACATGATTATGGGTGTACCAACAGGTCAACAAACATTAGTAATGGATGTTGATTTGTCTGATATTGGTGAATTTTCATTAACACCTCAAGATTTAATAAGAATGGGACTTGCAACTCAAGCCCAAGTTGCTGGTAATCGATTCAGAACATCTACGGATTTAAATTCTTTACCACAAATTGTAAACGTTGTAAAAAATTTAGAAGTATCACCATTGTGGGGAGACCCAACAACATGTCAAATTGCGATTAATAGAGTTGATTTTGATTTAAGAGATAATGCTAACATTGACATCCAACCAACATCAGTTTTTATGGGTTCAATCCTTTCAACCACTGATGACTACAGACTTAGAAAAAATTGTAAACCAAAAGATGACATGGGTAATCTTTGTCAACTCACAACAGGACCTGGTCAAATTATAGCTATTAGACAAACTATCGCACAAGATGCTGATGGTAATCCCGTTTTAGAAGAATATCAACTTGAACAATCAGGGAACATTATAGATGGTGATGGAACTTGGTTAACTGAGTTACCAATGAATTTGGATTATTATATTACTAATGAATTTGGGGAAAAAGTTTTATCTCATGACCCAACCATAGGTATACCTACAAAGGCAAGATATAGGTTCAAAGTCAAATGGACACAACCAACAGATTTAAGTCAAGCAGTTAGAAGACCGTATTATTTATTACCTAATATAAAAGAAGCGGGTTGGGATGCGAATGGAGATGTTGACCCCTATTACTCGATAAATCCCGCAGACAGATTAAAAATTGCAAGTTCTTATTATTTTGGTTTACAATGGAGTGGATATACAAATGGATTTACAGGTGTTGAAAAAATTCAAAGATTAAATGAAGTAATCAATTGTGAAGACACTTTTTATGAATTTTATTTCAATAGAGTTTACACTCCTTCAATGTTGATGGATGAATATAAGAAAGGTTCGAAAGGACAATTTATTGGTATCAAAGAAATTGATAATAACACTTGTGCCAATAGTGTAAACAAATTTCCAGTAAACGAAGCATTCAGAAATTTTGATTTATTATTCTTTTTATTTTCACTCTTGATGCAACTACTTCAAGTAGGGTTTTTAGCGGCTTTGATTACTGCACATTTTGTTGTTTTTTTATATGGTATCGTTGTTGAAATTGTATGTTTCTTAAAAGATATTTTTGGAATTTTTAAAGGTTTCAATTGCGATAAAAGAGATTATACATTTAGGCTTCCAATGATTACATATCCCGATTGTCAAGCCTGTGATTGTACTTCAGATGTTTTATCAAAACCACCAACATACATTAAGGCTCAAACACAAACTACAGGAGGATTAAGTTATTTGTCATCATCTTACTTATATAGACAGTCACTCACAAACTATGTTTTGTCTGGTGTAACAAACGCAAACATACAACCAATGTCAATTATGATGGGTGAAGCGTTGGGTGGTTTGTCAGATGCAACTTTCAGTTTGGATTCTAGTAGATATAAACTACCTATTTCAAATTCAATTTTTCTCGACCAATCAGGGTATTCTGCAGTGGCTTCAAAAAATTTACCTTTAGGTGAAAGAATTAATTTGTTCAATCAGAGGTCTAACTTTTTTTCAGGTCAAAATAAAATTAAAGTAACTTTTGCACAAACTCTGAATAGTGGAACATTTCATTTCGATAACACTCTCACAGTGTTATCAAGAACTTCATATGATGCTGGTGATTTACTTACATTTATAGACCCAAGTAGTAGTTTTGATGATAACTATTTTTATACTGCAACAACAACAACAGGAATTACAAGAGGAATCAGCGGTGTGACTTATCACGCGTTTTCAGCTCAACCCTCCATAAATGTTACGTTTGCAACATCCCAAACCGGTTCAACATCTGTCAACTACACTTTACCATATGGAACAGATAATGACAAATACAAATTTGCACAAGACATAGAATATTACCAAGTTGTAACAGCCATAACAATTTCAGATGCAATTAATTTGTGGTCAACAGGTACGACACAAAGTTTTCCAAACATACTTAATGCACCAACAAAATTAGATTTTTTTAGTGTTGGGTCTTCAAGTACAGGTTGGGTACTTCAATCAACAGGGTACATGAAACAATATTTGAATGCCAACACAAATGACACTCTAAATCCTTTAGAATATTTTGAAGATTACAGTAACCAATATATATTAATTTTACAAAGGGGTGTCGACCCTTATTCACCAAAATACATCAACAAATATGATGTAAGTGTTTTATTTGGTCAACCGTTTGGGACCTCAGGTTTATCATTTACCGCCGCAACAAGATTGAATGTTCCAATTCAACCCATATTATCATCGTCGACTATAAGTGTTCAACCACACACACCAAATTCCCAAAGTAGTTTATTTTACACATCTTACTTTTTTAGACCCGGTATTCCAGGAAGTACGATTTCTGGTCAACAATATTCAGCATACACGACACAAAATATCGGATACTATGGTTCTTTGGATGCTACGGTGACACCATCACAACTACCACCAAATTATTATATTCCTTTATTCAATAATTCAAATAAACAAGTTACAAGTAAAACTAGTAATGGTTTTTATTTATCAACAATAAATTCTGCAACCTATGACTCAACTGAAGATGCTTCAGGTTTAGGGTTTATGTCCGTTAAAAATTATACAACATATGGTAACGGAAATGTTTGGTGTTCGGCGTTAACACCAACATATTATACTAAAGCTTACTATCCCAATCTATATTCAAATATGGTGACTTCAACATTGAATGTAATGAGAACTGATAGATTACCAACATCTGATGGATTAGATGGTCAATGGACATTCCCTGGTTCAAACACAGTAAGTAATAATCCAAGTATATTACAACAAAATCTTAATTTCCGAATCTATAAAATAGATAATTACGGTGTGGTTTTGACAGGTATGTCTTTAACAACAGGTGCAAGTATTGTACCTCCCGATTTGGAAGGTTTACCTAATGATGTAAAAGTTTTAGAAAGTTTTAATTGTGAGACAATGGTGGGGTTAAAATGTTACCAAGGTTTTGGAGATAATTTTTCTATCAATCAAAGTTGTCCTGGTTCTGATGCGGTTGATAATGGTTGTTATTTATTTTTAAGAGAACCTATTATTGATTTATTTAATGGTAAAGATTTTGCAACTTTTGGTGAATGGGGATATAGGTTCAGATTTTTTTATGGTTTATGTAGAGGTATTTTATCACAGACTTTTACAAATAATTGGATTAATGGTACTTTGTATATGTACCCAATACAAGTTGACACATATTATGATAAAAAAAACAAACCTGAATATCCCATATTTTGTTCAAGGACGGTTTATTTTGAAGACCAAACAAACAATTTTTATTACAGAAGTAGTCCATATGATGTAACAACCAAAAAATTTGTGGGTAATCGTAACACGGGTGTTGTGTTAAATCCTACAGCATCCAATGTTGTAAATTTAATGTATCCAACAACAATTATGAATTTAGGGTTTAAAGATAGTGTTTATTCACAAACAAGTTTTAATCCTGAAGCAAATGCTTACGTTATTCCTCAGATAAATCCAACAAGTTATGCTGATGTGTCTGACTTAGTTAATCTTTTTGTTATTTCGAGAATAACGGATGAAACATTTTTGAATCAGTTAATACCTTTAGGAAACAACTCAATTGAACAATTGTTTTCAAGACCTCAAAATTCTATTCGTGAAAGAAAAAGGATTGATGGGGATTTAGCACAATTATTTTCAATCAATTCAGAAATTGCTAACATAAATTTTTCACCTCAATTTTATGAAACACCCGTAAATGGTGGTCCTCCTACAACAATTTTAGGTGCAGCGGGAGACCCCACAATTGCGGTTTGGTTTTCTTCGACAACACAAGACTTACAAACAAAAGACTTTTTGACACCTGGTCGAATTGATTTCAGAAGTAGTGATAACGTTTATTATTATCCATATCCTTATGGAATTAAAACCCAAGTAGTACCTTTTTATCAGTGGAAACTAGATAATACAAATACAATTTTTGGTAACCAATACAATAATTGGGCTACAGATGGAAGCGATATTGTTCAAGATAAAGGTTATCAATTATTAGATAGAACAAGTTTGTCAACACCAAACTACTTTAGACCATCAACTTCAAGTGTTACTGACTTATATGCACGAGGATACATATTTAGTGTTGATGCAAACGGAAATTATAGTCAAATTGGTGCTACAAGTGACAAATTCATAGTAGGTGCACCTTTCCAATTTTATTTTGGATTAAATAAGGGAAAAAGTGCATTAGATAAATTTAAAACAAAATATTCGGTTTTTGAATAAGTATACCATCATACCAAGTAGTTTACAATATAAGTCAGCACCTTTTGTTGACCAAGAAATTTCTTTGTCTCTAAATCAACAAAGTCAGGAAATAACTGAATATGATAGAAGTCAAAGTATTAATTTGGCTCAAGTCTATAATGACGAAAGACAATCATGTACAATATTTAGACCTACGTTCAAAGTAAATTTTTTGTACGCTAACACATATACTGGTACAACACAATACCTTCCTTTTAGAAATAATTTATACTATGTGGACCCTATAACATCAATGTCAACAAACATTTGGAAAGGGTTTCCACAATATTATGAGTTTGATTTTTTCAGACCTGATGTGATGGACCAACACATACTTTACAGAGCTAAAAGTGCGTATACATACAATTGGACATATTATTTGACTTATGCGTTTGAAAATGATTACAATAAACAAATGTCTGCAGTTTTGAACAATTCTTCATTTAATTGGATTGCATCGGATGGTATACCATTTTCACTTAAAAATTCAACACAAAACGGAGCCAACATAATTGCATTTCAATGTGTGGCACCACACGGACTCACGGTAGGAGAATACGTTAAACTATCTTTCAAATACAACAATATAGAATTGTTTCAAGTATATTCTTTAGGTAATGATACGGTAGATAGCGACCAATATATTTTCAACGTATATAATGTTGGATATACAGGAACT